ATAAATATTGTCTTACATCTTTCATAACTATTGTTTTTTAAGTTTAAGCATGTATTTAGAAATATACATATAATCAGCATCTGAAAGTGACCATAATAATTGATTAGAATCTTCAATTGCTTGATTGTATGCTTCTTTTTGAGCTTGTTCGATTTGGTCACATATCCATTCTTGTAAGTTTAGATTTTCGAAAAACCATGGAATTTTATCGAAATATACTTTTGATGGTTTCATATTAATAACTTATATGAGCAATTAAATTATTATTAATTATTGCACGTTTTAATTTCAAAATAATATCTTCATAATTCTCAACAGTAAACCACGTTGGAAAACAATCTGGAGTGAGTTTTTCAATTATTTCATCTGTAATATAAATAATATGATCATTTTCACAACCAGCAATAGAAAGTACCACTTTCATATTCCATGTATTTCTGAAATAAGCAATTACTTTACCTAATAATTCAGCTTGATCTTCATCGTACTCAATCTCAGTAGATGGTTGTTCTTTTGTTTTGTAGAATATTATATCTAATCCCATAACTTATTTTATATTTTAATTATAATATGAAGATAAATAATTCTTAATAAGTCAACAAGTTAATCATATTCCTTTCATTAATTTCTTTACTTCTTTCTTATCATAACCATATTGTTCTAATATAATTTCAATGGTTTCTTTTGATAGTAATGGTAATGCTTCTTTCATTTCTGCAGATGATATTTCAAAGAAGTCCTTTAATATATCACTTAATACGTTATTTTCTTTCATGGCTTGTTTTTTAAGATACGGATAATATCGTTTATCGACTGGAATTAATTCTCGATAGATGGTATATAATTGACGTTTGTCGCTTATGTTTAGACACTGAATATAATTCACTATGTCTAGTAGTTCAGTGTTCATCGATAGAAATTTATGTATCATAAACGGAGAAAACAAAAGCCATTCGACCTCACTGAATATATCAGCGGGTCGTTTGGTTGATGTAATTTCCGTCATCCATTGGTATGGTTTACTGAATGATATTCTCATTTTTGTTTTGATAGAAGTGTCTAATTTCCGGATCTAACATCTCTGAGACTATTTCCATAGTTAATGGATCATACATAATTTGTACGGGTACAATAATATCGTCTGGTGTCGCGGTTAAAAACTTAGAAATACGTCGAAGTACATATCCTGTTGCGAATATTTGTCCGCCTGTCGAAGATAGGACTTCAGAAGATTGGGTCAAATCAATATTTGGTTGGTTCATCTTTTGTTTTATAATTTTGTTTAGCTTTTATTTTGTTTATTTTATACTTCGGTAGATTTTCATTTTACGTCTTTATAGTTAATTAAAATATAATCGTATTGTTCTTCTGTCAATGAATATGCTCGATCCATAAATTTAATTGCAATATTCTCATCATTATCAGCTAATGGCAAATAATCGCGTTTGAAACAAATTACATAATCAGCCAATTTTTGATATTTTGATTGAACTTCTTGTACTTTATCTTTAATTTCTGATTCAATCCATTTGGCATCATCAACTGATGTTTGGTATTCTTTTAGATCTTTTTCGTATTGCTTTTTCAATTTATCATTGCTTTTAATCATGTCAGCAACTTTATCATACAACTCAACTGAATATACGCGTTGTGATTTAATATCATATAATGTTTCTCCACTATATAATCCTTTTTCTAAATCAGATGATGCATATTTCTTGTCACTTCCGGTCTTATTATAATTGTAATCAAGTTTATATTTCTTGGTTATTTTCTGTAGAAGCAAGACAGCATCATTTACATCCTTAATATCTCCAAACAAAATACTGTCACCTAGTATTTTACATGAATATACAGTTATGTCTGGTTCAGCTACTTCAGCATATGCTGGTTCTACTGGACGAGTAACGAATTTTACTCCTTCTTCAGCTTTACGTAACTTGATTAATAACTCGATTTCGTCATATGACAAATCTTTAATTTCTAGTTCTGTTAATTCTTCTAATTTTCTCATAACTTTATTATTTATTGTTTTTCTTATTTATAATATAAAGATAAATTATTCAACTTGAGTCAACAAGTTATTCATCTTAGTTTAATTATGTTATATAATAGACTAGCCATGTTTATTTCTAAATCGACTGATTGTACTGCTTGGAACATATGTTCATTTACTAATATAGCGATTGTTCCTTCTTGTCCATTAGCATATTCAGACGCTCGTTCATATAATACTCTAAATAAATCTTCGAATGAATCTTGTCCTGAATCGATTAATATTTGGCGGATATCGTTGAATTTTACTTTAGGTTTCTTTAGTTCATCAATGATTTTATTAGTATAGTCAGATGAAGTAGCGATTTTACTGTTTATAATAAGATTACCATCAACATTGCTCGACTGAATTGTATTGAGCATCTTTCGTATGTCTGGGTAATGCTTGTTTACAATTTTTACTATATCAGTTATTTCATATTTGATTTTTTCTTCATCACATATGCTTGCGAGATGTCCTGCAATAGCTGGTTTAGATGGAGGAACAACTTTAATTACTTGACAACGTGATTGAAGTGGTTCAATTATACGTTCAACATAATTACATGTAAATATGAAACGTGTGTTGAGTGAATATGTTTCAATTATGTTTCGTAATGCTAATTGTGCACTTTGCATACTACTATCGAACTCCTCACACACAATAATTTTCAACGGACTAAATGACATTGTTGAAGCAAAACCTACAATTTTATCGCGTACTGTATCTATTCCACGTTCATCACTCATGTTTATAATAAGTGATTCACAATCCATACATTTGATTAATATTTTTGCTAATGTCGTTTTTCCGACTCCAGGCGCTCCTGTGAAAATATAGTTTTGTATATCATTTTCAGCGATAGCTCTAGCGAATTGTGCTTTGAGTTGTTCATCACCAATGAATGAGTCGAGTGATTGTGGTCTGTATAATTCTGTGTATAAACTATGTTTTTTGTTCATTTGCGTTTGAGTCTGTTTTTATTTATAATATAAAGATAAGAAAAGAAAATCGGAAAAACAAAGATTCTCCGAAATTCTTATCAAATGAATAATTATATTTTACATCATACCTTGCATAGGATCTACTTCAACTTTATCGTCTGGTAGGTCTGCTACAATTACTTGTGTTAATAGGATAGTTGATGCTACACTCGCAGCATTTACTAAGGAAAGCCTACTTACTTTCGAGGGGTCAAGTATACCTGCGTCAACCATGTTTACAATAGTTTCTGAATTAATATCATAACCGAATTTAGGTTTAGTACCAATCTCGCCCATCTTACTAATTTCAGCAACTAATGGATATATTTCACTCTCTGAATATCCAGCGTTTTGTAGGATTTGATAGAACGGTTTACCACAAGCTTTATAGACGATTTGTTTTCCGATGTTTATGCCTGTCTGATTACTTTTTGTGTATGTAATTCCTTCTCTAGCAAATAACAAAGCAACTCCTCCACCTGGTACAATACCTTCTTCAATGGCTGCTTTAGTAGCGTGAAGAGCATCTTCAACTCTATCTTTCTTTTCACGCATTTCAGCTTCTGTATTTCCGCCTACATGAATAACTGCTACTCCACCTACCATTTTAGCTAAGCGTTCTTGTAGTTTTTCTTTTTCATAAGCAGATGATGCTTTGTCGATTTGTTTTTGTAATTCTTCAATACGTTGATTGATTTTATCTTCTTCACCTTTACCGTCGACAATGGTGGTTTCTTCTTTACCGACTGTTACTGTTCGTGCCTCACCGAACCATTTTCTGTCGAATTTATCGAGAGCCATTCCTTTTTCTTTACTCACTACAATACCGCCTGTTGTGATCGCAATATCTTCCATAATAAGTTTACGGCGATCTCCGAAGTCAGGTGCTTTAACTGCACATACACGAATAGTACCTCTCATCTTATTTACAATAAGTGTTGCTAATGCTTCTCCATCCAAATCTTCTGCAATGATAAGTAATGATTTACCTTGTTGCGAAACATCGTTCAGAATTGGAACTAATTCTTTGGCCTGTGTCAATTTTCCGTCAAATAATAGAATCAATGGACTGTCTAGTACAGATGTCATTGAATTATTGTCAGTAACAAAATATGGTGATTTATATCCACGATCAAATTGAATACCTTCAACTGTTTCTAGATATGTTTCGCCGGTTTTTGATTCTTCGATATGTACAATACCTTCAATACCTACTTTATTAATAGCGGTTGCAATTAATTTACCTGTATCTATATCATTGTTGGCAGAGATAGTGGCAATTTGTTCCAGCTGATTTTCTGATGAAATATCTTCAGAAATTTGTGTGCGAAGTGTATCAATTACTTGGACGACTGCTTGATCAATACCTCGTTTAATCTCTGTTACATTTACACCTTGTGCCAAATGAGTTAAACCTTCTTTCACCATCTCGCGAGCAAGTAAAGTAGATGTAGTAGTTCCATCACCTGCTTTTTCTGCTGTTTTAGAGGCTGCCTGCCGAATTAAATTTACTCCCATCTCTTGAATGGGATCTTTTAATTTAATGGATCTCGCAATACTGATTCCATCTTTAGTGGACAAGACTTCACCATTTGATACAAGTAATGTGTTTCGACCATTTGGTCCAAGTGATGACACAACAGCATCAGCTAAAATGTCGATACCTTTCATAAGTTGATTACGAGCTTCTGACCCGAATTCGATTTGTTTATTCATAAATTTTATTTAATCGTTTATTTCTACAATTTTACTTAGTAATTCATTCTCTCTTCCTATATGATATTCTACTTCTTCAAAATAAAATTTAGTAAAATTCATTGTAGGCATTACAACTATATCTCCTACTTTAGTAGTTGTAGGAAGAAAATCTCCAGTAACAGAGTATGCTCCCGGTCCTACTGCTATAATTTCTCCAACGGGATTTGTTTGTTTATCAATGTCAGGAACAATGATATTACCATATGAAGTCTCTTGCGACTCAATTGGTTTAACGATAACTGCATTAAATAATGCTTCTAGATGCTTCATTTATTTTTGTTTTAAGTAATTAATTCTGTTTATACATGCTTGTTCAGTATAATAATAATTTCCATTTCTGGCTAATATCCCATTCAATGAACTATCATCTTGGGTAGTATATTTTGTTTCGACTTTCTCTAATGGTTTAAATCCATCGTTGTGATTTCCCGACATAATCCAAAATGATTGACCTTCTTGTAATCGAACGACCTTATTAGGATATTTGGGGATTTTGGGTAGTCCTGCTTTTTTCTTAGTCATAACTTTATAATTTATTAATTTCGTTTTTAACTTCTAGCAAATAATCGTGTCTAGATATTAATTTAGTTGTTAATGGAAGAGTATAATCATCATATTCATGATTTTCTTTTATCATTTCATCAACAGTGATTAGAGCACATTGTCGAACTTTTTTCGTAACTAATATATGATCTAATATGTTCATATATAATTTACATAATTCATTTGCTTTATCTTTAGGACTCATAATCTACAACTACTTTAAAATAATAATTAATATAATAAAATCGTCTGAACCATTTGCGTTCAGATAAAATCACATAACCAATCTTCCTATCACCTGCGATACATGAAATGGCATGTTGTTCAGCTTTTCTAGATGATTTGAATTTCATAACTAGAATAATTGTCTGTTAATATAATGTCTGGTTGCTCGTTCACCATTTCCATAATCTTCCCATTCTATATAATAGAACTGTTTCTTTTCAGTATCATAATAGACTTGATTGTCTCGATCGGGAATCATCCCTTTTGGTAAATTATTCATATCGTAACTTTTTTATTTTGAATATACGTAACTAGCTTCTATAAACCAAGACTTCAGATAAAAGGTTTATTTTATTGTTAATTGTTTTGGTTTAGCTGTCTCAGCAATTGGAATTACGATATGTAATAAACCATTTTCCAATTTAGCGTCTGCTTGTTTAAGATCAAATTTTGAAGCAATTTTGTAGACGAA